TTACGATCAAGGTGGTACATTGTACATCACCCGTTTCATCTACCAAATCTATGGCTTGGCTTACGCTTTGACCAAAGTTTTGATGGAAGACGGCGATCACATTCGTATCGGTAGCACTTTTGCAAAACACTTGGCTCAGTCTATGATTGAAACCAAAGAAACATTGTGCGCTAACTTGCTCAATTTCGCATTCACACCAGGTTATGTTGGTGGCGACGGCGTTACATTGATCAACACAGCTCACCCTGTAGCTAACGGTTTAACTTATAGCAACAAGTTGACTACTCCTGCCGCTCTCTCACAGACTTCTGTTGAGCAGATGTTGATTCAGATTCGTTCTGCTATCGACAACAACGGTAAGCGTATTCGCTTGCGCGCTGAGCAGTTAGTTGTTCCTCCAGCACTCGAGTTCCAAGCAGAAGTAATTCTGAAATCGGTTCTTCGTTCTGGTACAGCTGACAACGATTTGAACCCAATCAAATCAACAGGCATGTTGCCTAAAGGTACACACGTGGTTACACGTTTGTCCTCTAGCAAAGCTTGGTGGGTTCAGACTGATGCTGAAAACGGTCTCATGCTCGTTATGCGTCGTCCAATGGAGAAATCCATGGAAGGCGACTTCGAAACTGATTCTATGCGTTACAAGGCTACAGAGCGTTATGCTACTGGTTGGCACGACGCGCGTAATGTTTACGGTACACAAGGCGTTTAAGCAACACCCTCGCAGCACAAAAAAGCCACCCACAAAGTGGCTTTTTTGCTTTTTGGGGCGTTTTTTACCCTAAGTTTGCATAAGTAGTTATAGGAAGATTCATCCCATTCTGATAGCCGACCCTTCCCGGCTTTACGACTCAGAGACAGCTTGGGGTACCCACTGAGATAAGGAATTAAATAATGTCTAGTACATTTACAGCACCCATTCGTGTAAACACACGTCAAACTACATCTAACGATGGCACAATTAGCCCAGATAACACTGGTGCATCCATTTTATCACAAGAAGTAACACTAACAGCAACTGGTGATACCAACACAGCAACTATCTACTTGCCAGCTGGTTCATTTATCCAGTTTGCAAAATTTTACTCAACTGATGTTGGCACAACTGCCCGCGCACTCACTTTAGACGGTGTTGCTATCGGTACTGTTGATGTTTCCGGAGCTGATAACTGGAGCACTTTTACTGACCCAGCGCTTGTATCTAACACAGGCCCAGCAACTTCAGCTTTAGTTATTGGTGCAGGTGCGTCTGATTCTGCAGGCGTTTTTAGCATCGTTTACACAGCACGTAACGCTGACGGCTCAATCGCTCCATACGGTTCTGGCTACACAAATAACTAATTAGGAGTCGACCATGCGTCAAGTAACAGTGACGGCCGATATACTGGACGGTGAAACATATAACACCGTTCCAGTAGTTCTCGACCAATATCTTACTCCGTTTCAAGTTTCGTACCTTTCAAGTAATGACGGCCAAGTTGAAGTAACATTTACCGATCCATATCCAGTATTAGACCAAAAATTTGTCGAAGCAGATTATGATTGGATGAATGCCGCTACTACTTATCCTAACGCCGCTAATTTTTTAGGCCAACCAGTTCGTGCAATTAGATTATCTGGGGCAACTTTAGGTACAACATTAACGGTAATACAAGCTGGAGATAAGTAATGTCCGTTTACCTCGATACCCGAGGTAATTCAGTACTTTCTGTTGCAGTCTGTGATCGATGCAACAGAAAGTTCCCTTATGTCGACCTCATGCCAGACCCAAACTTCCCTGGCATGCGGGTTTGCAAAGAAGATAAAGATAATTTTGATCCATGGCGTTTGCCTGCGATTCAAACAGAAAACATTGCACTACGCTTTCCTCGTCCCGATGTATCTGTTGCTACTGGCCCGATTGCTGGTAATCAGATTTTAACAGAGACAGGATTTCAAGCTGAAAACTCAGTATTTATTGAAGGAGTATCGCCGTTTAGCGGAAACACTCAAGGCGATCTTAATACCGCAAGCAATGTCCCACCAAACATTCAAATATTATTTCCATATATTTACACAGTAACTCCAGATAACGGCCCACAAGCGGGTGGCACTCTGGTTACTTTAATGGGTATAAATTTTACAGATGTAACTACAGTTAAATTTGGTGGCGTTGTTGCGTCATTCTCATTAGTAAACTCCACGCAAATTCTTGCAACAACTCCAGCTCATATAGTCACTGGTATTGTTGACATTACTGCGGGATCCCCGTTCGGAACAGCCACCAAGCATGGTGGATTTACATATACATAATAAATGGCCGATCAGTCGATAACCCAGTTACCCGTTGCCAACACCGTCACAGGCAACGAGGTAACAGTATTAGTACAGCACGGTGTTACAAAGCAAGTAGCGATTTCGCTAATTGCTAACGCTGTGTCGGCTGGTAAACTGATCACAAACATTGTTTATGATCCGACAAACGGCAATTTAATTATTTATTACAGTGATGGAACAACACAAACTGTTGGTCCCGTTTCTGGTTCATCTGGTTATAGCGGTTTATCTGGCTACAGTGGTTTTTCTGGTAAGTCTGGCGACAGTGGACTGGGCATCTCTGGTTACAGTGGTATCTCTGGCTACAGTGGCTACTCTGGTATCTCTGGCTACAGTGGCTACTCTGGCTATAGTGGCTACAGTGGCACATCTGGCTATAGTGGCTATAGTGGCACATCTGGCTATAGTGGCACATCTGGCTATAGTGGCTATAGTGGCACATCTGGCTATAGTGGTACATCTGGCTATAGTGGCTATAGTGGCACATCTGGCTATAGTGGCACATCTGGTATCAGCGGTTTTTCTGGCATTAGTGGCTACAGTGGCACATCTGGTATTTCTGGTTATAGTGGCACATCTGGCTATAGTGGAATTTCTGGCTACAGTGGTTACAGCGGAACTTCTGGCTTTTCTGGCACTTCTGGTTATAGCGGTTTTTCTGGATTCTCTGGCTTTTCGGGTTCCAGCGGTATATCAAGTACGTTTTATCCGTACTTAACTAACACCACAATTCAAAGCGGTGATCCAAGCAGCGGTCATTTGCTGTGGAATAATGTTGTACAAACCAGTGCAACTCAAATTAATGTCAGCAACCTAACATCTGATAGTGTTGACATTAGTGTTTTTTTAGCGTTGTTAGAGAACACAGAAGAGTTTGTAATACAAGACCAAGCTAACAGTGCGAATAACCAAAAGTGGTTAGTCACTGGATCGCCTTCGCAAGTCGGCAGCTACTGGACAATTCCAGCGTCTTTAATTGGTTCTGGTGGCACTGGCACAACTGGATTTGCAAACAACCTTCCAGTTATTTTTGCTGTTGTAAACGGTATTTCTGGATTCTCAGGTTTCTCTGGTATTTCTGGATACAGCGGCTTTTCTGGTATTTCTGGATACAGTGGCACATCTGGTATTTCTGGCTACAGTGGCACATCTGGTATTTCTGGCTACAGCGGATATTCTGGTATTTCTGGCTACAGTGGTACATCTGGTATTTCTGGCTACAGTGGTACATCTGGCTACTCTGGCTATAGTGGCTTTTCTGGTATAAGTGGTTATAGTGGTTTTTCTGGTATTAGTGGTTATAGCGGTATCAGTGGCTATAGTGGCGCATCTGGTATCAGCGGTTATAGTGGCATTTCTGGTTATAGCGGTGATAGTGGCATATCTGGATACAGTGGTTTCTCTGGTCAAAGTGGATATAGTGGTTACTCAGGTATTAGCGGTTTTTCTGGTATCAGTGGCTTCTCTGGTATTTCTGGATGGTCTGGTCAAAGTGGTTATAGCGGCTTTTCTGGCATCTCAGGTTACAGCGGAATCAGTGGCTACTCGGGTATTTCAGGCTGGTCTGGCCAAAGTGGCTATAGCGGTCACTCTGGCATTAGCGGGTATAGTGGTTCTGGTGTAAGCGGGTACTCTGGTTATAGCGGTTATAGTGGCCACTCTGGCATCAGCGGGTATAGCGGTATTAGTGGCTATAGTGGTGCGGTAGGTGCTGGTGGTGCAATTGGTAACTGGGGTTCATTTTGGGATACAACAACTCAAACTACTACTGCAAATACGCCAACAGCAATTACTTTAAATACCGCTGATCCAAATAATACTGGAGTATCGGTTGTTAGCGGGTCAAGAGTAACTTTTGCCAATGCTGGAACTTATAGCTTAACCTTTTCT